CAAGGGCTGGCGAGGCAAGAGGTCAAACAGCATCCGGCTGATCTTCGATAAGAGCATCGACGCTGAAACAGCTGTGGCAGTCACCAGCCGCATTGAAGACACCAGACCACCGCACATTAAGGAAAAAGAGATGCAAGAGATGACACCAGATCCAGAAGGACTCAAACGCATCCAGGACATGATCAACGGAGTAATTAAGCCAGTTCAACAACCACCGAAGGAGTATCAAATGCCAAAGGGAGACACCGTAACCGTTGCCAAGATGAAAGAACAGATCGCCAAAAAGAAGCAATCACAGGCTTCCAATGCGCAACCTGAGGTTGCATATGGTGATGAAAAAGTAGGCACTAATGTGCAACCTATGTGTAAACCTGAGGTTGCGTTAAACACAGAAAACATAAGTATAGATAAAGTATTAAGGTTATTTTTAAATAAAGGTTTTAATGTTTTAAGCAACCAAGAATCAATTCAACATATTGCAAATGAAACAACAGTTGCAGAACTGGAAACACTGATGGATAAGTTGTCAGAACGCTATGCAGCTGAAGGTTTGCCCTTGCCGACCGATGGCGCGATGCTGGCTAACGACCTGATCATGCTGCAATCGGATGAACTGACAGCGCGACATGGCATTTAAACGCGTTCTAAGGTGCCTACAAGGCGCGATCAGGGTGCGGGTAATAGGCAGACATGGGTACGCATGGAAAACGGCTCAGAAGGGCTGTAATCCAAAGTGTCCAAAGACCAAACGAACGTATGGTGTTTTGACGTGTCCGGAAGGCAGGGGGGGGTAACGACGTGTCTGCATTGAAGCGATGCCAGCACGACCTGGCTGCAGGATCGATTGCGTTATCGATCTGGCATCATCCGTTGTCAAAAAGGCACCCTTTGCCCCCTCCCCCGTCATGAGCGCTAGCGGGTGTCCGTCACAATTTTTCCCCACTTTTTTGTCTGGTGGGTTTTTTGCAACAACTTAGGAGATTGATAATTATGGGATGGGAACATAAGCCGAACTTTGGCAGTGCGTTTATCAACAAGGAAAAGAAGGAGGATTGGCACGCTGCCTACCGTGGTGATGTCATGCTGCCGGATGGCACGGTGCATTACCTTGACTTGAATCCTGCGACCACTAAGGCGGGTGAGCAGTACTTCAAGATCAAGATCGGCAAGGTGAAGTCGATTGGTGCGCCGCCGCTGTCTACGCACAACCAGGCCAAGGGTAATGGCTACCAGCCGCAGGCTGACGAAGAGATACCTTTCTGATGGCTGCAAAGAAACAATCCAACGTAGTACCGCCTCTGACCAACTGGGGTGGTACTCGCTCGATCCAGCGCCGGTTGGAGCGCTCAAACACCCTGATCCAGAACCGTGAGGCCGTGTCTTATGCCTTGCTGTGCATGGCCAACACCAAGATCACGGACATTATGACTTGGGATGAGGACGGCCAGGTCAAGGTTAAGGCTGCGCACCAGATCCCTGAACACGCCTTGCAGGCGATTAAGAAGGTATCGGTCAGAACCGACAAGGAAGGCAACAGTTTCTTGGACATCGAGCTGTACGATAAGGTGGGTGTCTTGCGGCTGCTGGCCAAGGCTTCTGGCCTGCTGGACAACCCTGACGAGAACGACAAGCCTAGCGTGATTGATGTCAACGTGGTCGCGCCAACGTCTGGCGAATAATGAGTCTTTGGAGGAAACGTGGCAAAAACGAAAGAGCAGTCCAGCAAGACGGTGTCGAGCGAGGGTTTGAGGTTCGACTTCAGCGAGAGCCCGGTAATCTACGACTTCTTCCAGAGCAACGCCTTCGTCCAGGGCGTGATGGGGCCGGTGGGTTCCGGCAAGAGCTACGGTTGCGCGGCAAAGATCTTCAAGAAGGCGATTCAACAGAAGCCAAGCCCGATTGATAACATCCGATATTCGCGCTGGGCGGTGGTGCGAAACAGCTACCCCATGCTGAAAACCAACACCATCAAGACCTGGCTCGACCTGTTCCCCGAATCGACCTTCGGGCCGATGATGCACACGCCACCAATCACCCACCATATCCGACTGCCAGCCCGCGGTGAGGCTGCCGGCATCGATATGGAAGTCATTTTCTTGGCGCTAGACCAGCCAAAAGACGTTAGAAAGCTGCTGTCGCTTGAGCTCACTGGTGCGTGGGTCAACGAAGCGCGAGAGCTGCCCAAGGCGGTGATTGATGGCCTAACCCACCGGGTTGGCCGCTACCCAACTAAGCGCGATGGCGGTGCTACATGGCACGGTATCTGGATGGATACCAACCCAACTGATGACGATCACTGGTGGCACAAGATGGCCGTCAAGGAAAAGATGACCGGCCAGTACGCTTGGAAGTTTTGGCAGCAGCCTGGTGGCGTGATCGAGGTCGACCCTGAACACCTGCCCGATAATCCCGAGGCTAACGACCATATATTCGCTGCCGGCAAGTGGTGGAAGGTCAACCCCAAGGCCGAGAACGTCAACAACCTGCCCGGCGGCTACTACCAACAGATGCTGCTGGGTAAGAACTTGGATTGGATCAAGTGCTACGCAGGCGGTCTGTACACCTACGTCCAAGAAGGCCGACCCGTTTGGCCTGAATATGATGATTCCACCATGTCAGGCGAAACCGAACTGTCGCTTGATGTGCCGATTCAGGTCGGGCTCGACTTCGGATTGACTCCAGCTGCCACCATTGGCCAGCGTCTACCCAATGGCCGCTGGGTAATCCACCACGAGATCGTAACCTTCGACATGGGTTTGGAGCGATTTGGTATGCAACTACTAGCCGAGCTCAATGCGCGATACCCGCAGCACCAGGTAATGATTTGGGGCGACCCCGCCGGCATGGCGCGTGATGCCATCTATGAGGTGACAGCGTTTGATTTCCTGCGCACACTGGGGCTAAAGGCTCAACCCACTGCCAGCAACGACTTCAAGGTGCGCCGAGAAGCCTCTGCAGCGCCCATGCAGCGCTTGATCGACGGCAAGCCAGGGCTGATCGTTAACCGCAACTGCAAGCTGCTGCGCAAGGCTTGGCCGGTGGCTACCACTTTAAGCGCGTGGCGGTCGGCCGGCGCAGGGCAAGAGCGGTTCCGAGATGCGCCCAACAAGAACGAACACTCGCACATTGGCGACTCATTCGGGTATCTGATGCTTGGTGGTGGCGAATATAACCGCATGACAAGAGTTCACAGCCTGGGCGGCAAGGCACCCGGCCTGACGGTGGCGAAGATGGACTTCGATATTTTTGCATGAGGTATATCTGCAATATAGCTTTATGGTTGCAACCTTTTGAAAACCCAATAGAATCAATGTAATTCTGTAAATAGGGGGTAATCATGGCTATACCTTGGTTAGCTTTGGCAATTGCTGGCTCGACCGTTTATCAAGGAATCGAAGCAAACAAAGCACGTCGAGCCGCTGAACGCCAGCAAGCTGAAGCATTAAGGCAGCAAGCCGCTGATGCCGCTGCAATGCGCATGGAAATGTCGCGGCAGACTGCTGAGTACGCCAAGCAGGGTGCGTCGCTTGAGCAACAGGCACTAACTGCTAGAGAACAATTCCAGAAGCAGCAGCTCCAGTACCAAGAGAATAAGCTAGAGATGGAGAAGAAGGCCAAAGAAGTGCAGGCTGCAGCTGACGAGGAGCGTCGCAAGGCTGCAGCATCTGAAGCCTCTGCGACGAAAGCTCGCACCCGTGGTGGCCGCAGAGCGCTGCTGTCGCAAGAGCGTCTAACGCCAGAGCTTGGCATCACATCGGCTGAGTTTTCACCAGGGATGAGGCTGCAATAATGGCAGAGACACTCTATCAAAAGCGCACAAAGGTGCGCAGGATGTCAGACATTGAACGTCTTGCGCAGCAGTATTCAAAAAATATTGAGTCGATGACCGGCCAATATCAGCAGAGCTTTGCTGATTACCAGAAGATGGTCGCCGAGAAGATGGCACCATATGAATCCGAAGTGAAACGGTATCAGACCGAACTGATGCCAGCATTTGAGTCTCAAAAATCTGAATACCAAAGCAAACTAGATGCTTATAACGTCACTCTGGCCGAGATTGCGAAAAATCCTTTAATAGCAAAAACAGGTACAAGAACAACGTACAAGCCGTGGTTAGAACCAACGACGGGCGTTATTACTTATTACCCAGCACAAGAGTCATACACCTATTACGAAAAAAAACCAATTCCAAAATTTACAGAAACAGCACCTAAAGCACCATCTGCACCAGTTAGGCCAGCCATTGCAGAGTTTGACACTTCACAATTTGCTGCCAAAAAAGCAGAAACAGAATCTGCTTTTAAGCGCGAAGTAGGCGAGCGCAAAGCCGCACGCTTGGGCGCTGTGAGCCGACGCGCAACCCGACCAATGCTACAGGAGACTTAATCATGCCAGGACATTACGACAAAGAAGACAAGATGAAGAGCAAGGTTTCCAAGGTCATGCGCGAGTACAAGGCAGGCAAGCTGAAATCTTCCAGCGGTGACAAGGTCAAGTCGCGTGATCAGGCTGTTGCGATTGCGTTGTCTGAAGCTGGCATGTCCAAGAAAGGCAAGTGATGAAAGAGGTATGGGATAAGCCAAGGCCAAAGGGTCTAGGCAAGCCACAGAAGCTATCCGATTCGGAGAAGCGCAGCGCGATGCGTCGAGCTCAGAAGGCAGGCCGACCCTATCCCAACCTGATCGACAACATGATCGCAGCGAAAGGCAGCAAATGAAGATCGAAATCTCTATCGAAAAAGAGTCGAAGCTGCCACCGGCTCTGCGCAAAAAGGTTGCGAAGTACATGTCCACCAAGAAGCCAGAGAAGCCAATGCGCGGCCTGAAGGAAATGATGGACGAGGCAGAGCTTGAGGAAGAGGAAGACTAAATGCCACAGCTGCGCGACCCTGAAGGTGGGCTGACCGAGGCTGGCAGGCGAAAGTTTGAGCGCTCCGGTGAGAGCAAGAACCTGCAGCCTGGGGTCAAAGAATCTTCACCATCGGGTGAACGCGCACGGCGCAAAGGATCTTTCCTGACTCGGTTCTATACCAACCCGAGTGGGCCGCTGGTTGATGATGACGGTGATCCGACCAGGCTGGCACTAGCAGCAAACGCATGGGGTGAGCCGGTGCCACGCACAGCAGGTGCAGCAGCAAGGCTGGCAGCAAAAGGTCGCAACCTGCTGGAAAAGTACAAGCTAAACAAGGACGAGTGAAATGAAGGTTTTGTTTGACGGCCAAAACAAAGCATATGTTGGCGTCGAGCATGGCAAGAAAGCAGCCATGTCAGCGGAAGACGCAAACAGGCTTCGTTCTATTGCGCAAAAGCACGGCGCATGGACGGAAGGCAGTGGTGGCGACATTGAGGCCGTGGCAGCTATTCCCAAAAACGCATATGCCGGATCATGGGATGAGAAGCTGCAGAAGAAAGTAAAAGGTTACCCGCCAGAGTTTTTGTTCACGCTTTTTACTAATGTCGAGGCAAATAATCAGGCTGGCGAATTAACCAACAAAGGCAAGACTATTTTTGATGCAGTGTTATTAGCGCAGACATCGATTGCTTACTTAAAGGATCGCAAGTTTGATGCTGAAACGCTGCGAAAGTTTTTGCGGTCGGCAAGCAGCAAAGATGTTGACTTGCTTGCAATGTCTCAGCAGGAGCCGAGCGCTGAAGCAGTAAACAAATTTCTTGCGGCTGGCGAAAGGTTGATGTGGCCTGACAACTGGGACAAGTCCCCCAACGCCGCTGGACAGCTTGCAAAAAAGGTTAATGACCAGCGGCAGCAGTTTCTGGTGGATCAACAGGCCGGAGTCTTTGTCGTCGGAAGTGATCACCTAAAAGAAATTGAGAAACAAATCAAAGCAAAAAGACTTGATGGCATGACCCCAAGGCAAACCAAGCGCCCGCTTATGGCTAGTGTCAACGCTTATTAGAGGATCCAAATGGCATACAAAGAACCACTCGGCGGGATGCGGCTAAAACCCGAAGAGATCATCAAGCGGCAGGCTGCAGCTCAGACCAAAAAGGATGAGTTTCAGCAGCTGTACCAGGATGCCTACGAGTTTGCCTTGCCACAGCGACAGCTCTATGGCGTTTGGGAAGGTGGCGCGACCGGCAGCAAGAAGATGGCGCGGGTGTTTGACTCGACTGCTATCAACTCGACCCAGCGCTTTGCTAACCGGCTGCAGTCTGTGGTGTTCCCACCACAGCGCAAGTGGTGCAGGTTAGAGCCAGGCCCGTCGATACCGACAGAGCGCCGCCAACAGCTGCAGGCAGTGCTGGATGTCTACAGCGACCAGATGTTTGCGGTACTGAAGCAATCAAACTTTGACATTGCTATCGGTGAATTCCTGCTGGATCTAGCAGTCGGCACGGCTTGCATGATGGTGCAGCCGGGTGACGATGTTGCGCCTATCAACTTTGTGCCTGTGCCGCTGTTTCTGGTCAGCTACGAAGAAGGCGCGAACGGTCAAGTAGATAACGTCTACCGCCGGATGCGCATGAAGGCTGAGTCGATCCAGCGCCAGTGGCCAGACGCGAAAATACCGGACACGCTGCAGCGCTTGATTGAGCAGAAACCTACCGACGATGTCGAGCTGCTGGAGGCGACAATCTTTGATGCCAAGCGTGGCGATTACTGCTACCACGTTATCTGGAAGGAAGGCAAAGACGAGCTGGTCTATCGCCGTCGCAAGACTTCACCCTGGGTGATCTCGCGGTATATGAAGGTCGCAGGCGAAATCTATGGCCGCGGCCCGTTGATGACTGCGCTGCCAGACATCAAGACGCTGAACAAAACCAAGGAGCTGCTGCTAAAGAATGCCTCACTGGCGGTGGCTGGTGTGTACACAGCGGCTGATGACGGCGTACTGAACCCGAACACGGTCAAGCTGGTGCCTGGTGCGATTATTCCTGTGGCTCGCAATGGTGGCCCACAAGGCCCAGCACTGCAGGCGCTGCCCCGCTCGGGTGACTTCAACGTGTCGCAGCTGGTGATCAACGACCTGGTGGCCAACA